CACAATGTCGATGTGTATTCATTTGCCGATTTGCAAATAGTCGATAGGTACAACAATGTGTATATCAATAATGGGTTTGATCCAATACTTGTTCTGGATGCCGACTACAAATATTTCAATGAAGAAAAAACGAAAGTTCGAAAGCACAAATTTGGATTCAGAAAATCAAATTTCAAAGCACTAGGGCTAGATATCGAGGGGAAGACCGAAAAGCAACTTTCTATCGAATATGGCCTAGTTCGTTGTTATGACAGTGGAAAAATTCTGTACAAATTAGAAAAGTGTGATACAATACACACATGAACAAAACTACACAAGAACTTATCAATGAAGTGAAAGCATTTGTGCGACACGAAAGTGGAAAGATTATTTCCAAACGCTTTACGGTCAGTGCATTCGCTCGCAATGGTAAGCAGCACTTGGTCGATTTCATCAATGCACATACTGCATGGATGGCCCCGGAGCATGATTTCGCTGTTCGAATCCGGGTGGTTAATGAAGACGTTGACCACGAGGCGCACTGCCCAACATGCAAGAAATTGATCCTGTGTGTTTCTAGGGAATACACAAACAATAATTTTTGGGAATCATATTGCGACAGGGACTGTAAAAATACAGACCCGAATTTGAGCAATCTGATGAAAGAACGATCGGCAAAAGTTGATCAGGTTGAAAAGATGCGTAAGCTGCGCGAAACCAACAAGAAAAACACTGGCTATGAATACAATTCCCAACGACCAGAAGTAAAAGCAATTGTTGCAGAAAAAACAATAAACAGGTCATTATCAAAAGAAAATCAAGACAGGTCAAAGAATTATGATTTGTTGTATGATTTGCACATAACAAAGAAAATTCCGGTTGCATCGATAGCTGTTATGTGGGGGCTGAACTACACAACTATCGTTGATTGGCTGAATAAGCACAACATCAAATACACACCAAGGATTAATAGTGCTGGTGGTGTATCGGCAAAAGAATTAAGAATCCGCAAAGAAATTGAATCATTTTATTCTGGTGAAGTAGAATATAACAACAGAAGCCTATTGGAAAATAAACTTGAAATTGATATATTCTTTCCAGACAAAAACATTGGCATCGAATTCAATGGTGTGCATTGGCATTCTGTTTGTGAAACAACAAAGACTACACCGAACCAACATAAAGAAAAAATTGATATAGCACGATCAAAAGGAATTGATCTGATGATGCTAACTGAAGCAGATACGGATTATCGATTTGATATTGCAATCAATATGATCAAATTACGGATTGGTATCCTACCAGTGCACACCAGTAATGATTTTTCCATAGTCAATATTAATGAAGTCAATGCATTAGAATTTTTCGATAAAAACCATATAGAAGGATTTGCGAAATCAAACATCGATTTGTATGTATCTGTACAAGTGGAAAACAAAATAGTTTTCTGTGCATCAGCAACATTAGAAAATGACAGCCTATTCATAACACGGATGTGCTCTGCAATTGGTGTTGATGCAAGTTTTTATACAAATCATGTTGTAGATCATATATTAGATTTGTATGATACAGTGTACTTTAGAATAAACCGTATGCATGGTAATACAGAAAAATTCATAAAGGATTTTGGTGCAACGTTTGTCGAGCAAACTGATGTGGGCTATTACATGACTGACAAACAAGATATTTTTGATCATTCTACGTATCCATCACGTACAAGAACCAGAAGTGGAAGAACAAAATTATCAAAATATTACGATGCAGCACATGATGTTGTAAAATTTGTGGTATAATATAGTCAGAAACGAAAAAGGGGGCCGAAGCCCCCTTGAAAGGAATAAACCTTATTGATTACAGACCGACAACTTTAGTGCGACGGAAGTAAACGTTGCTATTGGCATTCAATGCACCACCGCCTTTGGTAAGACCTTGGGCAAATGGGTTAGCAACCATACCGTAACGAACTTTGAAGCCGATCTTAGGCTGGAAAGTCTCATCGGATACAGCTTTGTACATCTGTAGTGGCACGTATGGAGCATAAAAAATGCCTGCGTCATAGGACGAAGCGCCTTTGTAGCCTACCACGAAGAAGTTGCCAGTCGCATAAGGATCGATGAACACGCGATATTTGCCATTCAAGATACCAGCAAAAGTATTGCCAGTGTCATCTACTTGCAAATCGGTGGATAGTGCAGGTGCATAATCCAACATGCCAGCAATGCTAAATGCTGATGCTACATCGCTAGAACAGATAACAAAGTTACCTTTACCACGACGGGTTTCTTTTGCGATTGCATTGGCTTCTTGATCCAAACGGAAGAATAGACCTTTGAATTTTTCAGCAGACCAACGGCCATCACTGTCAACATCTAGGTCGAAAGTTCCAGCGGTAGCAACACCAGTTTGTGAACCAGCTTTTGCAGTAACATAGATGCTACGGATAACTTCGCGGTTAACTTCGGCCAAGATTTCGCTTGACAAAATGTTAGCCAATTCTGTTTCAGCATCAAGACCATGAATTTGCTTCAAGTCTTGTGCCAATTCTACAGAATACTGAGCCTTCAGAGCGCGGGATTTGGCTTCTACGACGACCTTTTCGATCTCGAAACCCATCTGAGCAAAAGCATTGCCAGTATCTGAACCTAGACGTTCAGCATCAGCGGTCAAAATGCCTGTGCCGTTTGTATAGACGCCGGGAACAGCATCGTTCAGAACGGATGGGTTTGTACCAGCTTGTGTGCCTGTACCGGAGAAATCACTATCGGCTTCGTTGTAGAATGCTTCGGTGCCCAATGCAGGGGGTGTACCGGGTGCATACTTAGGACGCATTGCAAAGATCAGACCTGTAGGGCCAGTCATAGGCTGTACGCCACAAACATCGTATGCAATCAAGTTAGGCATGGAACGACGAACCAAGCTGATTAGCACGGGATCGTACTTACCAACGTTAGCTGTTACGTTTGTAGGGGCGGTATCTTCAGAAAGAACTTCTGATTGTTGGCCCAAGGAAATCTTTTGGTTTTCCAAAAGTTGTGCTGTTACGGCACGACGATGTGGGTCTTTGATCTCGGGCATGTCGGCATGCTCAAGAACTGGTTTCCATTTTTCGATTAGGGTTTGAAGTTTGCTCACTTTTTGTTCTCCTTAAAAAGATAGTGAAGTATTTAACAAATTGCTATTTTTGAATGGGTTTTTTAAGCAGGAACCCATTCTTTCAAACCCGCTTTCTTATTTACCGTTGCTTTGCATATCGACCCATTGTATTTGCAATTGCATCTACAAATGAATCTTGTGATGTTTTAGCAATTTCTTTTGGTGCTTCAATTAAAACTGAATCTTCCAAAATTGCTTTTGAATCAACGACCGATTTCTTTTCTGTTACAGATTCTTTAAGAATTTCAAACTTGGTTTTAAAATCTTCGCTAGATTCAAACAATAGACCTTTTGACAATTCTTTTACACGTTCTTTTTGCAGCATTGTCATACCGACCATTTGTGATTCAACAAACAGCTCTTTCTTTGCTTCGTTCAATTGGTCTTGCAATGCTTTGATTTCGTCTTTGGATTCTTTCAGTTCTAGTCCTTGTACCGAAACAACCTGTAGATTTTCTTCATACAAGTCTTTTTTCAGGTCAGGAACTTGAACAAAGTGTTCTTTCAAAACACCGGCTAGCTTGTCCATGAATGCTTCGGCAACCGTTACCCGTACACCTTGTTCAATGCCGATCTGGTTTGATTCGTGCCATGCAGCAACTGATTCATTCAACCGTGCATCTAGGGTTGCTTCCATTTCTGATAGCTTTTGTGCTGTTACTGATTCCATCACATAGGCGGCATATTCAGCCATCTTGCTTGCATTGGCCTTTGCAACAGCTTGTACGCTTTCTTCAAAAATTTGTACAGCCTGTTTTACAAAATCTTCTTCAAGACCTTGTGATTCCATCAGCGTTTTGATTGCGAATTCGGATGCCTTATAATCAGCGCCTTCTAGCAAGGTTGCTTTGAATGATTCGGTGAACGAACTTTCATCAATGCTTTCTTCGGCTACTACAGCAGGTGCTGTTGGCTCTTTTGTTTCGGCTACTGGTGCCACAACAGATTTTGCATGTTCTTCTTGAATGCTTTCTTCAGGCAAACTTGTCTGTGCTGCAAATTGTTGCTGTGATGGCTTTTTCTTCAGGTTGTCATCATCGGCATCAGGTTCTTTTTCTTCTGTTTCCTCGGGTTGGCTTTCACCATCAGTAGGCTGCAATTCTTGTTGCACATTTGCGGCTGCTTGTTCGGCCTCGCCTTCTACGCCGGTATCTGTATCACCAGACCCGGATGCCGGTGCTAGTGTTTGTGCAGCCGGTGCAACAAAACCTTCTTGCTCGTCTTCAGGTTTTGGCATTGCTTCTTCATTCAGTTGCTGTAAAAAATCTCGAATGTTCATGTTGATTGCTCCTAATTTGATTTGACAGATTTATTTACCTGTCAAGTGTTCCATAATTTGTTTGAATGCTTTTAATTTAGCAACTTGTAATTCTTTGGATGATGTTCTACGAATATCAGCACGAATTGATTCTACCAATTGCATATCATCCGACAATGCATCCATTACTGTATCAACTGATTCCATAATAGAATCAACCAATGCATCGGGGGCTGATGGATTAAAAACAATATCGATTGCTTTCATTCCTAGACCGGGGGCTACTTCATTAAGACCTTTGGAATTGGTAATGACCTTGCCATCAGCCCGTGTCGATACACCAAGTTTTACACCGCCTTCTAGCAATGCCTGTACAATCTTGCCTGTAGGTGTATTCAGTACCCGTGCTTTTCCTACATAGTTCTTGCCATCTTTGCGCATTTCTGTGATAAGATGGCTGATGCGATCCATGCCGATAGTTGTGGTACTCGGGTGAATGAGTTCTCCGACCGCACGGGATTTGCTAACATAGTCTTTGATATAGCCATTCATTGATTCATCAAGGACTTTTTCAGGGTATACCCGCTTATTACCATTGACTACATCGGCCTGCGCAAAGATGCCGTGAATGTAATGAAACTTTTGGCCGGATGCTGTTGATTCTGTTACCAACTGAACATCATCATAATTTGCTTCGATTAGATTAGCCATTTTCTTGCTTCCCTGTTAATTTGTGGTATGCTTTGCGCATCCAGTATCTGTGTCGTTCAATGTCACCACGGTTCAATGCCGACATTGCATTTTTGAATGATCTTGAAACAATACCTTTACGTGTTGGTCTTGTGCCCTTTTCATCTAGCTTTTCTTTTTCTGTTCTGGCTTCGTATTCTTCATCGGATACGACTTCTAACAGGAAATGATCAAATGATTTCATTCGCCTAACCTCGTTTCCCGCTTGCGTAAACTTGCATGCAAATTGCGATCAATTTGTGCTGCTTCACTACGGCGCTTACGAACAGCAATCCGCGCACCACGCTTGCGATCCCGGATTTCTTCTGGGGTCATCTTGACCAATTGACCATCAACAATTTTATAACCACCACCAGTATCATTGACCAAATGCCTGATTTGAATCTGACCACCTTTGATGCGGTCTACAATTGCAACCCGGCCTAGTACGGTTTTGTGGGATTCTGTAATATTATCCATGTCCGACACCTTCACCTTTGTTGTAAATGTCATCTAGGAAATTTTGGAAATGGCCTGTGCTTGTGATATGATTCAAGATATCACCGGCTTTTCCAGAATTGATAATGTGTTGTGCTTGCTGTGGATGCACAGTCACATACGAATCGTCATCTAGGTGGAATTCGACTGGATATGAATGCTTGGTAGAATCATGCAATAGTTGTTCTACATTTTTGTGTGCATCATCAATTGATTCGATGAAAAATTTATTGGTTTCGCCTTCCCAATCTTCTTCATCATTTTCTGTGTCAACATCGCCAATTTCATTCGATGTTTCTTGGTTGCGATCCTTTGGCTTATGAACACTGAAATAATAATCATAAGGCATTAGCTTTGATGGGCGATCATCAACGTTTTGTTCTGCGCCATCATGTTCTGTGTCTACATCATCCAGGTAATTCGAATTGTGCTCAGGGGCATACCACCTTGCTTTTTTGGCACCGTCAATGCTTCTAGGCTCAGGGTTGTCGAATCCGGTGGAATCATCTTCGCGGCGCTCGTACCGACTAAGCATCTTTTCTACCTCACGCCGGGTCAGTGGGTATATTTCGTTATCGGGTGCATTGCGCTGTTCTACTAGCCGTGCGCCACGTACAAGGTCTTGATCCTTTTGCAATTGCTCGATCAAATATGCGGCGCGGGCATTCAGTGCCTTTGTGATGGCAACAGATGCTTGTAGATCAGTACCTTCTATAATTGTTTTGATGGTTGACATTGTTATTCCTTATTCGTATTTCAATTATTTATGATAGTGCTATATATTGGGTTTTTGTCAGGGCTGCATCTTGCAATGCTTGCAATTGCGTCTGCAATGCCGTCAACGAATTATTGATATCAACCAAATCAGTACCTGTTACGGACGTTGCAATAGAAATTGCGGCAACAGGTTGCTGGTAATTGACCCGGACGTTATACACACCCAATGTGGCTACAAATGGATCAGAATTGTCTGGTGTCAGCAATACACCTTGTGTTACATTCAATGTATGATTCGATTCTTGTGGTCGAATGCGCCAACCATTGATCAATGAAATATACAACGGGACATAAGAATTATTCGCAATAGAAATAATCTGACCACCAATTTGTTCCATCGCAAACAAATATTTGCCATTATCTGATGTTAATAACCAATCTACCCAACGCGACCACAATTCTTTCACATCTAGTTCAGTAGTACCAGATGTTAGAATTACAGTTTTCGACGGTCCATCAAATGTAATAGCCATTTTTGTTTATTTTCTTTAGTGGGTAGCCAGTTATTTATGACCACCCACATTAGATTTTTATGGCAAATATGCGCGGTCGATTTCGGCAACCAAACCGATACTTACACCTTTTGACCGGTTGATAGTACCACCGAACAATACAGGCTTTGCTGTTCCGGGTCTACCGGCAATAACCGTCACGTTGGCATCAGTCCCGGCTGTGCGACCACCCTGTACGTTTGCGTCATAGTCGAATGTAAAGCCGACAGAACCTGTACTGAATGTTCCGGTAATTGGTGTGCCCAATGCATCATTTACAGTGATTGCTGCTGATTCACCGAAGTCGTCAAGAACGCCGGGTAGTGTCGTGAAGAACATACGATAGTATGAACCAGCACCGATCAGTGGTGAGTTAGCCGTAATCACACCGGCTGATGTGTATGGATATTGACGATCAACACCGTTTTGATCCTTGAAAACAACACGGTTCGTATCGGCAGCGGCCAAGTTTGTGATAAACACCCCGGTTGTTGTGTACAGTGTATCGCCCAAGAAGTTCATCAACAGCGCAGCAGTCTTACCGATAACAGTACCAGCGCCAGAATCAATATCTGTGTTTTGTCGCAATAGGTATTGCACCTTGGTGTAAATTTGTTCTAGTGTTGCACCGTTGCCATCAACAGTAACCCGGAATGGATAGCCAGTACCACCAATGGTTTGTGTTTGGTTGGTTGCAAAATATGTTACTGTTATACCAGAATAGGGCGCAGAAGCCATTGCGGCGTCGTTAGCGGCGATTTTAAGGTCTTGCTCATTAGACAGTAGCATGTTGACGATAAACGCGCCTGTGGACGTTTTGCCGGTGTCTGCTAGTACAGAATCTTTGTACTTATAGCCATATTCACGGACGTATGCTTTGAAATATGAACGGGTATCAAAGTTGCCGTTGGTTGCATCTCCATAGACTTGCACACCAATGTTTGCACCATCGGTGAATGTAAAGTTTGTAGCCGCGCCTGTGGATGTGGTCTGATAATATTCCTGTGCACCTGTGTTAACCGTACCTAGTGCAACGATACCGGCATAGACCCGGTTCAGTGTTCCTGTGGTGGTGAATGCTGGTAATGCTGATGTAGAGCTATATTCTTCCCATCCACCATCACGCAACATGTTTCGGGTTGCATCATCGGCAGGTTTCCAACCGTTGTAATACTGACCATCAAAGCCGAATTGATATTGACCCGACAATGCATCAATGGTGTACATCGGGAATGGGCTATCCTGATATGATGCAGTTTGCCATAGGTCGATCAATCGGCTATACAGCGCACGAATAGAAACACCATCTTTTGCAACCAAGTTGCCTGTCGCCACCAATTGAATTGTTCGTGCTACTTCGTTAATTACTAATTCAGTGCCAACAACCAACAGTGCCTTATTTGTGATTTTTGCCATGTCTAATTCCTTTTGTTAAAATCCAATGTATTTATGAAATTTGTTTTAAGAATAATTTCTATCAGCCAATTGTGCAACAGGTAGTGTTGCTGGGGTCGATGTGAGCAAATACCCCCGGATATAGTACGGCACATAGCCTGACAAGAACACGCCGATATCAACGTTCTGTAATGTGCTGTAGCTGTATGTGTAGCTCGATGCACCGACAGAATCACCCGTATCTAGCACGTTGGTTGTACCGGCCTGATAAACGATTACGTCAGAACCGGGCTTGATACCACTGATTGTTAGCCCAATTGCATCCAATGGGTATAATGCCGTGTTTTGGATTGCTAATGTTGTCGTACCGTTAAGCACCAACGATGTTAGTACGTTTGCCGTGTTTGATGTAAGGCAAGTGATGCGGATTTTTGGTTTGATACCTAAAGTAGAACTGACGCCGGTTTCCGCAACAATATTTGCATTGCTCAGTGTTTTCCAAATTCCACTGAACCCGGCACCTTTGTCCAAATCATATTCGATCAAATGGTTTGTTGCAACGTTGGTGCCGGTTGTTGCGAATGTTGTAAAGCCTGTCCACCCAAGGATGTAGTAACTCCACGTATAAGTGATCTTGTCCCCGGCTGTTGCCATCACCAATGATCCGGTCGATGTAAACTTTGGTGTGCCTGAATCAATAACATAGGCAGATGCTGTTGTCAATGACTTTTCTGTAAAGACTAGAAAAGCCCGTGTTGTTGTATCAGACGTATACGAATCGTAGAAATGCATACCATCGACGTGTGTAAACGATGTTGGTACGGTTCCACTATTTTGTCTGTTACCGCGAACGATTGCGTTGTACCAGTTTGGCCCTTGCGTCAGGGTTGCATTCGTGTTATAGCAGTTTTGCATCCGAACTAACTGTGTCGTGTTGGTTGAACTTGTCAACCCGATTCGCAAGTTATTTGTCCAAATGCGCTGGAACTTGATATTCTTGTTTAGACCACCATCGGCATAGATGTAACCAGTTCTGAACGATGCATTACTACCGCCTTCGTATGGCACTGTTGACGACCCGATCCCGGTCACCAACAAATCAAAGCATGTGTTCATATACACCAAACCGCTTAGTGCATGTACATCAGCAACCCCGACCCAATTTGCAATATTGGTCAATGTACCTGATTTGCAATTCGACATTAATTCGATTGCTTGTGTTGGTACGGATGATCCAGTCAATGCTTTTGGGTTATCAGCATAATAAACGTTTGTCACTGTCCAATTTGAACAGGCGGACATGATAAGGCGCTTACCAACCAATTCTACGTTGGTGACTGTAATATTGTCGCACGTATTGAAGAACACCGGGCCAGCAAGCGCCGTTGCATCGGATGCAAATTGACCACGAACATCAGTTATAGTCCAACCGCCATACAAGTTCACAAAGTAAACGGCATACCCGGCTGTGGAAATTTGTTGCGCTCGCAATCCACTGATGTTTGTTGCCGTACCACCATTAAGACATTGCTGGATGACAATTGCGTTAGATGCATATGGTGTTGCTTGGTTCGAGCAACCTACATGCAGATTATTCAATATTGCCGGGGTAGATGTTTCCGACAAAACAAACTGTTCGCAGCTATGCAAATTCTGAATGTTTACCGAATATGGCTGTTGAATATTCCAGTACCATGTCCCGGTAACTTTGTCAATGTTCACCACACCAGAACTAGATGTTGCTGTTTCATATCTAGTACCGATAGTACCACTAGGTACTACGTTAGTTGCATAGCCAGCCGTCAGATTGGTGTTGCTAGTGATAATGTTTGGAATGCGGATATTACACCCGGATGGGGGTAGATCACCGGCTGATGCGGCATCCCTACCCGTACCAATAGTCATCAGGTTTGCATCAGATATACCAACATATCGGCAACGGTTATCTGTACTAAGACCAGAACCTAAAAATAGGTTACCGGCATTTGCCCAAAACTTATAAACACCAGACCCAGGTGCAGTTTCTATCTCAACGCCACCCAACACAGTTACACCAGAGCCGAATGCCGGTAACTGAACAGTTTGGCCGCGCACACCGGATGTTGTACCTACACTAAACCAATCACCTGTTATATTCAACGCATTCAGACGGTTGATCGTCATGATCATTGTTTCTACGCCAACGACCTCGATCCATCCGGTTTCTTCTGGTCCTGATATGGTTGCCGTAATTCCGGTCATCAATCCAGCACTGAAATTACCGCCGGTTACATTGCGAACTTTCATCCACCCGGTTGTTGGCATTACACCACCGGCGGCAGTAACAGTACCACCAACCCTAGTTGACATTACACAAAGCAATTCAGCCGTAACACCACCCTTCGAAATGATAGTACCTGATGCCGGGACTGTCCCTGCACCAAGTGTGTATTGCAATAGCTTACAATTTAGGCCAGAAATTGTTAGTGTACCACCCAATGTTGCCGATAGGTTAATGTTACCCATAGGACCCGTTGCCGTGGTTGCATTCGGACAGTACCGGGTATCGGCATCAATAGTTAGATTACCACCGTTTACGTTATACGTGTCATTACCACCTTTGCTTAATAGCGTAGTAATATTTGTTGTGGTTGTTATTGCAAATGTCGTCATGTCGATTCCTGAATTAGTTCAAAGACTATTTATGACTTGATAGACAAGATAGGCCACTTTTCCAAAGGACAATTTAATGATGTTAGCAATTGCTTACCACCAAGACCACAATTGCATTGACCACAATAAGCAACCGACATGAAGAATTTTTTGTGCTCACATGCATCACAAATTCGAATGCGTTCTTCATGCTGTGTTTTTGAAACAATAAGTGACATAGATTTCCTTTCGAGAAATGAAAAAGGGAACCGAAGTTCCCTTTTATTTAAGCTAGGCTAGCTTAGTTGCCTTGACCATTGCCACCGGCTTGACCGAATAGGCGACCGCGCAATGCGGTACGGAAGTGACCACCAACAACCACGCAGTTTACACCACGGATAGCTGCTTTGACAGCTTCAACATCGGCGGCGGCACCGGCGGCAGCAGTACCGGCAGCGGAAGCGGCGGCACCGGCAGCAGCGGCGTCACTGATAGCCTGTGTTGCTGTGGACTGAGCAGCAGCAGCAGCGGCAGCAGCAGCCTGCGCAGCAGCCAAAGCAGCAGTTGCAGTCGCTTGTGCGGTTGCAATATCAGCGGCTTGGGTTTGTAGTGCTACAACAGCAGCTTGCAATCCGGCGATCTGGGTAGCTTGTGATGCGTCAGATGCTTGCAAGTTGGTGATAGCAGTAGCAGCTTCAGCAATCGCAGCAGTTAGAGCTGTGCAATCACATGCGCCGGAACCCGTGCCACCAGCAATTTCAGCCTGGATGCTAACAATGCTTTGTGTCAGGCCATCAACAGTTACTTGCAATGCAGTGATGTTTTGCTGTAGGGCAGCATCGCCATCAAGGCGGTTTTGGGTTTCTGTTGCTAGTGCGGTTTGTAGACCGGCAACGACAGCGGTAAGATCAGCAACGGCGGTAGAGCCTTCCAAAGCTGTGACGCGGTTACCGATAGCGGTAAGTGCAGCAAGGATGGATTGTGCGGTTGTGGTATCACCAGCAGTGTTGGAAGCAAGCAAGCTATTCAGGGTAGCGATTTGTGCTTGCAATGCTGCAACGTCCACGCCTTCAAGGGCTAGGACGGCGGCAATTTTTTCTTCGACTGCTTCGGCTACGGAATCACCAAAGCTAGTTGCGATACAGACCAACAGGTCATTTAGTTCGGTATTAAGATGTGCGGACATATTTTATTTCCTTTAAAAATATAGGGGTTGAAAAACAATATTGTTTCCATCAAGTTTAAGTGCTGATGAACACTACAATGTATTTAGGTGGTTGTGTTATTTGGTGGTTCGCAAACACCACCATTGATCAGTGCACTCAATTGATTTATCTCCGCAAACTTTGCTGCAATCTGTTGTTCTATGATGCATTTAAGTAGTTCACCAATCTGTACGCCAGCATCGGCAAAAATGCAACTAAGTTTTTCTTCCAATTCGTTCTGTTGGATTTGATCTGACATAAAATAAATTTCAAAAAGTTTGTTTAGATGCTATATGTAAGGGTAGCACGATCATCCCATTTGAAAATGAATGATGCATCGCCACCAGCAAATGTAATAGACATATCACCAGAGCCCAAATCTTCTACCCGCTTGATACGCCATTGTGCAACCGTAGTATTGGTTCCCGGCAACGCCTCGCCAACATAGGTATAATTCCCGACAACATCGATAAGTTTGTTATACTGTGTATTCATGTCAGCTTCAAGAATCGGCAGCAAAAGACTTGCAAATTCCTGTACAGTCCTAGCAACCCACTGATTCGTTGCTGCATTCCACACCAACAAATCGTTTGCTGCCGGGGGTACTGTTGTCAGATCAACGTCTTTGTGATCATCCAATTTCGTATAACCGACCAATTCTTTCGGGTCTTGGTATGATGCGCCACCACTAAACCCTAGACTTGGCTTAGGCATGTAAGCCCGGTTCAGTGCATTGTTTACTTCAGACAAAAGATTCGGATTGAACAAAACAATTTGCTTCCAAGATTTCCAATCATCCCGCTTGTACATCATAGTACCTTGCTTATTCGGGTGCTGCTTGAAATCCCAACCCAATGCATCTTTAGGAATCTGAATTGACCCTTGAATGGATTGCGATAATTCTTCTTTCAGTGCATCAAGATCATTTCTAGTGATTGCTTCATTGGCATTTGCTTTTTCGGTAAGTGATTGCCAAACCCGGTCGTAATTTTGCGAATGCGCCTGATCGACAGCCGACAATTGACCATTCAGTGCGATCATGTGCTCGGTCGTCAAATACCCATCATGCTCATGTGTAGCCGGTGCATAGTCATGTTCATGGTCAACATCAGATTTGTTGTCGATGATATTGCGCAATGCACTGTGTGCCTTTTCATGCACCGTCTGATATTCGTCGATATTATTTTTCAGACTATCATGTGCATCACCGACCATACCGATTGCATCGACAATGCTACTGTGTCTTGCTTCTTGCTTCTTGGTAACACCGTCGATTACTTCGGCAATGCTACTAAGACCGGCTTCTAATTTCTTGCCACTGTCATCAAACTTCGCATCTACATCGATAGAATGCTTCTGTAACGCATCAGAAAGGTCTTGGTGCCCATTTAGAGTTGCGGTTGCTAGATTGGTCAGGTGTTCGTGTGTTTTGCGTTGTAGCGCGTCCTGATCGGTTTTGAATGCATAGACGCCATCGTGGTTGTGCTTGATGTCAGAATACCGATCATCATGGTTATGTGCATCAAGTGTATTGCGAACGACCTTGACTGATTCGGCTAGTCTGTCAGACCTTGCACCGAGCGCCAAATCGTAGTTATGCAATTTTTGTGCAACACCATCCGTGTATGCATGTGCATGGTCATTGGCTACAACAATGTTGCGTTTGAATTCCCGGTCGATATCTTCGACAAGTTTTGTCAGTGGGATTTGTTCAGAAAATTTACGATCAACAACAGTTTCAACCAACTGGACAACCTCGTCAGGCGTAACTTTATTGGCCCCGGACAATTCAGCCAGTGCTTCTTTTAGTTTCGCTTCGACTAAGGCTAGCGCAGCGGCTAGAATATGATTATTGTTGACTTGTGCCATTGCTTGTTTCTGTTACAGTCCATAGACCTTCTTTTGAATCACCATAATAGGGTTTTGCGCGCCCCGATTCCAAAAGAATTTCATTGATAGATTTAGCATCACCATCACAGTAGATTTGCCCAAGGTATCTACCGTATTTATCTGGTTTATATGACTTGATGATTACAGTCTTGCCTTGCAATTTTTGGGTGACGAATGCTTTGGTTTCTTTTCCGAGATCGGTATCCTTTTCTGCCGTATCAATCCCATAGAATCGATATTTGACTTTCATCATTATTCCGAAACCAATATCCAACAAAATTGTTGCCGTGTCCCCGTCTACGACTTTATCGACAACCCCTTTGTATGTATACAGTTCTTTAGCGATGTGTGTCATTTTGCATTCCTAGCTTGTTTAAAATTGCAATAGCAGCATTATCAAGTTCGGAATTCACGGCTGGTTCTATGTTTTCAATTATGGTAGATTTATGGTCGATGCTTTCGGCAAATCCACCGGATTGTTCTGTTGGGTCATCGGCAACCCCGGCATCAATCCTTGCTTTTTGTTCTTCGATTTCTTGCATCAACATCAATTGACGATCTTGTTCGATTTGCATTTCCATTTTGCGCTGATCTTCTTCGGTCAATTGCAAAATGTTCTGGAAAATATATTCCCTAGAAACATATTTGCCGACATAAGGATCGACCAATTGCAACACGGCCATGCGCTGATTGATAATGTTGTATTCGACGGCTTCGGAAAAATAGTTGTCTTCGGCGTATTCGTACCTGATCTTGCTTTGAATGCGATCAAATGAATCTTCATCCATGATCCCTTTTAGAATCAGGTTGCGCTTCAGTGTTTCAATGAATAGGCCAGAAAACCGTGTACGCAGGCGGCTGATGAATCGGCTAAAGCGAACTTCATCCCTAGTGATTTCGGTGCCGGATGAAAACAGGGTAGGTTCATCTGACATGCGGTTAGATGGAACCCGCAATGCTTCATACAGCTTTTTCTTGAAATAGTCACTTTCCCCGGTTTCACCAACGTTTTCCCCACCGGGTAGCGTTTCGATAGATGTGCCTTGACCGCCTTCACCAATGGGTAGCCAATAGTCTTCGGTCATTGCCAAATAACGCTTGTCGGTTTTCACCTCGCCTGTGGTGGCATCATAGGTGACTTTGTTGCGATACTTATTGGCGATTTCCTGAACGTATTGATCGGCCTTGCCTTTTGGTAGGTTGCCGGTATAGACCTTGAACACACGGCGTTCTGATGCACGTGCAAGCCTATAGATGATCATGCAATCTTCCATTTGGCGCAAATTGTTTGCTGGTCTGATTGCCGATTGCAAATAGGACAGAACAATATTATTTGTTGGATCATGCAACCCACTGTCGCAATGCACAATGCTTTCTTTCGTCATCATCAATGCACCGGATGTATTGCGAATGTCACCTACACCTTTATCAGAAAAAATGTAGTATTCCTTTACACCTTGGATCATTTCAACCTGTGTCACCGGGTCCATCGCCTTGATCAATTCACGCACCCGTTTGATTTTCCGTGGGTCAATATAGCGCATTTCAATAATGCCTAATTCTGGTGCACTATTGTCGATCAATACCTGATAATTTAGGCGACCATCAATGTACCAGCGTTTGAAAATTTCATAGCCACGATGACCGAATGAAAGTAGCCGTAAGACTTCATCGTGTTCGGCAACAATAACATCTTTAATTTTTGGTGGTAATTCTTCAATATCGTCAAGGTCAATTGAAACAGTATTTTTAACTTTATCGGTAATGATTGCTTCGGATGAAATTTCTTCGATTGCTTTGTCTACCTCGGGAACATAGGCTAGTTGCCGGTACTGTTCGATAAGACCGTTTTCAGTCTTTGCCGTCTGGTCGATATCAATGGCACCATAGGTAGGTTGCGCCCACCCACCGACACTTGCCGTAATATCAATAGAACTATCCATCGATGTAGGGGCTACAGGCGTCGGAATGTTTTGTTCGACTTCGCCATTGAAAGCAAATCCGAATATGCGCCGAAAGATATTAGGTTGTTGTGCCATTATATTTGTCCAAATCTAAATATTACATAACTATTTAATTACAACATGAAAGAATTTTTCATAGAAGAACATTTGATCAATGGATTTAGTGCCGGTGATTTTGAAACAAACTACAACAGATTCAAAGCAATCGAAATTCAACTGAACAAGCACAGAAAACACGGCGAATGCAATTACAAATTACTCATCAATCACATCATCATTTTGTTAAATGTTTTTGGTGAAATAGCCTATTATGGATTCGATACCCTTATAAGCGAAAAAAACAAGGACATGCTAACAGCTATCCTTGTTTTCATGCAAAGAACACCAATATCAGCAAAACACGATTGTGAATTTTTGAAGATATTGGAAAACTTAGGTTAGACTTCTAAGCAATAGTCGTATTCAAAATCTACGCTGAATTTTTGAATCTGGTTATTTGCAGACCAACTATATTCAAGGGGGCTTACCAGTACAGGGAATACATTAAACATTTTGATTGAACGCAATGCATCACCGCCTTTTCCATATGCAATAATTGTTGCGTCGGTGTATAATTGCAATCCTTTTGCATCTTCTACGTTTTTCTGACCCCAATCCGCACGGCTACCGCGATCTTGCCACGATTCCAATGCACGACGAACTGGCATGTCCTCATCATTAATGACTTGGACTGACCACGCTGACCAGGACCGATCACCAAAATGCTTAATTTCGCGTCCGAAAAAATGAGTTGACGTAAATCCTACTGTATATGCTGGCGATGATGCAGCCTCGCACATGAATTTTACTTGTCGCTCTGCTTCAACAGAATCTGGTATTGTTAGAGCAATTTCAAATAAATTTGGGCGAGCGCCTGCAAATTTTAGTTGTGATCGGAATTCATTTGCATTGAAACCTGACATGGTTATTCTCCTAAAAGGGTTTTGTTAATGTATTTACATTCATTTTATTTATGATACGAAAAAAGGGGCAATTGCCCCTTTTTTTATACTTGTGAATTTTCTTATTAACCTATGATTACTTCGGAAAATTCTGTATTTGCACCAACCGCCATAAAATCAAGCCGGATGAAATTGATCGATGTAGATGGCTTTACAAATACTTGACCAACAAATTTGTTTTGTGAAACAATTGCTGGTGTATTGACTGTGCTATCGGCAACGACTAGGAAATCGGTAATACCACCACGGCCTTGTACGTCACGCAATACGGGTTCTGTCAGGCTATAGAACCGACGCTGTGCTGTTTCATCATTGAATTGGAACAGCAATGATTGTGCTGCTGTTTCGATGGTCTTTTCCAAAGCAATGAACAAGAATCGTACATTCATCCGGTCAAATGGACCAGCAATTACTTGCATGGTCTTGTCACCGAATAGAACAGGGCCAGCACCGGGTTTGCTATAGATTGGGTTGATACCAACAGGGTATAGCTGATCCCGTGCTGTTTGTGATGGGTTCCATGCCAATTTGACCACATTCTTTAGCTGACCATTGACTACACCACCGGCACTTGACCACACCTCGCGATTGCGCTGCACTTGTGCATACAGACCGGCGTGATCGGCATTGCAAGGAATCCAGCGGAATTTGTTGTTGTAGCGGTCATACATGTATTTCCAATTGCTATCAAATGATGCATAGGAAGAACTGCCATACAAATTTCGGTCGGTCTTTACCAAATCAACCTCGCGGCCTTTGGTCTGAACTGCTGACAAAGTAGGGGACAGGAATACTACAGCATCTTTGCGAACTTCGGCAATGTTTTGTACAAGGTATTTGCCCAAAATTGCAGAACCGGCTGTTGCATCGCCACCGATAATTAGTGCA